TGAATCCGTCTGGACGTTCACAAATCGAACGCTGGAAGATTTTGAAAAGGCGATTCGCTCAGAGGTGCTTGAGCAGGCGGCGCAGAAGTGCGATGAGCGATTCAGCGACGGGGCACTGGTGCTTGCCGAAGCCATCCGGGCGATGAAGCCTACACAGGAAAAAGCATGACATACACCCCCAAAACAACCCTCGCACACGACAACTGGCCGGTGCGCGAAGCCCCGCCCGACCCCTCACTCCCACGGGCTCCATACACACCAAAGCGAAACTACAACAGCACACCGGTGCGGGTGCGCGCCGACGGTGGGCACTGGAAGCAGTACAAGGATGTGGTGACGGCGACCGCCGCCATCGGCTGCACCTACAACGTGCTGGCGCGGCGCCTGCGCGGCAAGATCACCAAGCCCCTCACGCACAGCGGCGGCGTGTACGAAGTGGAGTGGGGTGTGCCGTGCGTATGAAGGTGGTCACAGGGAACACCGCGCGCAACCCCATCGCCAGAGCCATCGCGCGACAGCGCGTGCACAACATGCTGCTCAGCGCCAAGCTGCGCATGTTCGTCCTCGACGACGGGGTGGACGACAGCCCCTACCTCGGTGGGGTACTGTCATGTTTGGCGGTGGTCTCTCGGGCGTGCGAACTGCAGTGGCCAGACAAGGGCGGATCGAGTACGATGGCGCCCGATGTCCGGCCCGACTACAACGTGCTCCGAGGCGCGTGCAGCGCGCTCGTCGCGGTGCTGCACCGGTGGGACAGCGCACAGGCTATCGCTATCGAGCAGGGCATCGAGCGCGCAGAACGACTGAATAAATTACTGAAGACAGAGCATGTCTACGACGCAAGCCTAGAGATTGGCCTGCGCGTGGAACGAGCCCGCTAACTCACAAGGAATCAGCATGAACAACAAAGGCAAGGCCGGATGGATTGAGCACGCGGGGCAAGAGCGCCCTGCCCCCGGGGACACCGTCGTGCACATGCAGACACGCGCCGGGTTTATTTTCGTGGGAACAGCCAGCTCGATGGACTGGCGCACGCGGGGCTACGGCGGCGACATCGTCCGCTACAGCATCGACACCACAAGCACAGGAGAAGAACCATGAGCAAGATCAACTTCGAGGTGGAGACCGCCGAGAACGGCTACGTGGTGCGGGCCCGGGATGGTTTCTTGGATGACCGAGGCGGAGCCCCCCGCTACATACGCGGCCCCTTCATCGCCCCTGACTTCGCCAGCGTCGCTGCCTTTGTGACCGCCGTGCTGGCGTCCGAGAAGCTGAGCGAGGACCAGCAGGGCGAGCAGCGCAAGGAGGGCTTGGCGCAGTTGAGCAAGTTCTTGGCAGCGCCCCCTGTGGCACGCCCGCCGCTCGATTTACACGACCTGCTTGCGTCTCGGCAATGGGGTAAATGACATGAAAGCAATCACACTCACCATCGACATCCTCAACAGCAGCTACGTGGTGCGCGCCTCGCGCCCCGGCGAGACGAGGCACTTCCGTGAGGATGTGGCCGTGTCACTCGAAGCGCTGGGAGAGCTTGTCATATCGCTGACAGCTTCAGAGCAGTTGAGCGACGGACCCTCGAAGGAGGAGATAGCCGATGAGGACGAAAGGCACATGCTCAGGAAAGTGGAGAGTTTGCTGCGGCACCACGGCAGAGACGCCCTGCAGGGTACTCGACTCCCGCCCGGGTACTCGGTTGAGTACAGCCTCGTAAACGACATCCTCCGACTGCACACCCCGTCTGGAACACTGTACGACCTACCAACGCACCCCGACCTGCGTATACACCCGCTGGCGAACAGAAAAAACATGTGGGTTTGACATGGACATTTACACAATCGACTTCGAGACCTACTACGACAGGGATTACTCCCTGTCCAAGATGCAGACCGACGCGTACTGCCTAGACCCACGGTTTGAACTCATCGGCATGGGCATCGCCAAGAACGACGGCACCCCGCACTGGTTCACCGACGCGCTGGAAATCGACGCGGTGCTGGCCCGTATCGACTGGGCCAACGCAGCGGTGCGCTGCCACAACACCCTGTTCGACGGCTTCATCCTGACCCGCGTGCTGGGGCGCGCCCCGAGGCTGTGGATGGACACGCTGTCGCAGGGGCGGATGCTGCACCCGTATCTGGTGTCGCACAGCCTCGCCAACTTGGCCAAGCACTTCGGTCTCGCGCCCAAGGGCACCGAAGTCCTGAACGCGCTGGGTAAGCGACAGGCCGACTTCACCCGTCAGGAGCTGGCCGACTATGGCCGCTACTGCTGCAACGACGTGGTCATCTGCCGTGGACTGGGGGACCAGTTCGACCCGGGCACGCCCCCGCTGAACGCCTACCTCATCGACATGACAATCCGCATGTTCACCGAGCCGGTGCTGGTGGGCGACACTGCCGAGATGGAGAAGCTGTACGCCGCCGAGGTGGAGAGAAAAGAGACCCTGCTGCTGGCCGCAGCGACGAACCGCGACATCATCATGTCCAACGACAAGATGGCCGAAGCGCTGACCGCGCTGGGAGTAACCCCGCCACAGAAGCTGAGCGCGCGCACCAAGAAGATGACGTGGGCGTTCGCCAAGAGCGACAAGGAGTTCACCGAGCTGCTGGAGCATGACGACCCAGATGTGCAGACGCTGGTGGCCGCGCGCCTCGGTGTGAAGACGACCATCGCAGAGTCCCGCGCCAAGACGTTCGTGGAGATGTCGCGCCGTGGGCGGCTGCCCGTGTACCTGCAGTTCTGGGGTGCCAAGACGACGGGGCGCTATTCTGGCGGTAATAAGTGCAACTGGCAGAACCTGCCCGCGCGTGGTCCCACGGCGGGACTCCGCAATGCGCTCAAGGCGCCTGACGGGCATGTGGTTGTGGTGGGCGACTCGTCGAACATCGAACTGCGGATCGTCATGGCGGTGGCGGGGCAGCTGGATGTGCTGGACAAACTGCGCAGGGGTGTGGACCTGTACTGTGACTTTGCCAGCACCCTGTTCGGGCGCACCATCACCAAGGCCAACAAGCCTGAGCGGATGCTGGGCAAGGTGGCTATGTTGTCGCTGCAGTACGGCGCCGGCGCCGTGCGGTTTCAGGAGATGGTGCGCAACGCGGCGCGGCTGGACCCGGCCCTGCAGCCCATCACGCTGGACCGGGCGCAGGAGATTGTGGACCTGTACCGAAGCGTGCACTACATGGTGGTGCAGCTGTGGGATTACTGCCAGAAGATCGTCCTGCCCGACATCGCCAGCGGTGGGTCGCTCATCAACGTGGATGTGAATGGCTGGGCCATCACCTGCAACGAGGGCTTCGGGCGACCGGGCGAGCCCGGGGTGGTGTACCACGACCTGAAGTACGAGGAGCGCGAGTGGACGTACCAGATGGGGCGGATGCGCGTGCGCATCTTTGGCCCGAAAGTGGTGGAGAACCTGTGCCAGCATCTGGCCATGTTGGTCGTCATGTGGCAGACAGCGCGGATCAACAAAAAGATTCCGGTGAAGTTGTCCGTGCACGACGAAGCTGTTACAGTACCGTTACTGACTGATTTAGACGCCACCAAGGCGTACATGACCGAGTGTTTGTCGCTGGCGCCGCCGTGGTGCCGGGACATTCTCCCGGTGGCGTGCGAGGTGGGCTCGGGCCCGAGCTATGGCGAAGCGAAATAACCCAAGGAACTAGATGACAACCAAGGTGATGCCTCTCTCATTCAGCAGGTTGAACGTGTTCGAGCAGTGCCCGGCACGCTTCGATTACCAGTACGTGTCCAAGCGCGTGCAGGACTCACAGAACGAAGCGTCGGCCTACGGCGACCGGGTGCACAAGGTGCTGGAAGCGCGCGGCAAGGGCGAGGCGGTGGACATCACCAACCCCGAAGTGCAGGACACGGTGGTCCGCTGGGGCAGCCTCGTGGACACCATCGCAGCACGTCCCGGGGAGAAGTTCTTCGAGCGGCAGATGGCGGTCAACTCCGACCTGCGGCCCGTCGACTGGTTCGCCAATGACGTATGGCTCCGGTCCATCGCCGACGTGCTGGTGATCGACGGCACCACGGCGTTCTGCGGCGACTGGAAAAGCGGCAAGGTCAAAGACGACCCGACGCAGTTGCAGTTGTTCGCGGCCATGGTCATGTGGCACTTCCCTGAAGTGAACACCGTCAAGACCTCCTACATCTGGCTGAAGTTCAACCAGCTCACAAGCGCCACCTACGAGCGCCGGTTTCTGGCGCCGCTGTGGAGCGCCCTGAAGCCCCGCTTCACCCGTGTGCAAGACACCATCGAGCTGGGTGTGTTCGGCACCAAGCCCTCGGGCCTGTGCCCGTGGTGCCCCGCCAAAGACATCTGCCCCGACGCAAGACAAAAACGAAAGTGATTCATGACAAAGCAACTCGAACTACTTGGCGGCGCTCCTATCCAGTATGAGAAGGGCGTCAAGGACCAGATCAAGAAAATTCTCACCAACACCGCTAAGTGCTGGTGGTTCATGCCCCCGGCCAACGGCTATGGCCGCAGCGGTATCCCCGACATCATCGGCGAGGTCAACGGCTGCATGTTCGCAGTCGAGGCCAAGTCCGGGCGCGGCAAGACGACCGCACACCAAGTGCGTGAGATAGAAGGCATCATGCAGGCCGGCGGCAAAGTGTGGATCGTGCGCGAGCAGACGCTGGACGACTTCAGGATCGAGTTCGCAGGGTGGGCGGCCATATGCTCGTAATCCCGGGCAAACGCCGCATCGTCATCAACAGCAGCGAGAACGCTGCCATCACCGGGGTAATCCCCCACTCAAGATCACTCACTCACGATGGCGAAAGCATGGTAGCCATGCCCTACGGGGTAGAGGAAGCCATCGTACTGCGCAACATGGGCCTGTCGGTGCCGGCGCCCATCCTGCACTACTACGACTGGCCCGCGCGGTTCACGCCGATGACGCACCAGCAAGATACGTCCGCGTTCCTGACGATGAACAAGCGGGCCCTGTGCCTGAACGCACCGGGCACCGGCAAGACGATTTCATCCATCTGGGCTGCCGACTTCCTGCTGACGGAGGGCATCGCCAAGAAGGTGCTCATCATCGCGCCGCTGTCCACGCTGAAAGTTGTGTGGGGCCGTGAGCTGATGTACCACCTACCGCACCGGTCATTCGTGATCTGTGCGGGGAGCAAAGCCCGGCGCCTGCAACTGCTGGACAAGCCCGGTGTGCAGTACGTCATCATCAACCACGACGGCTTCACGAACATGGCCGCGCACTTGACGGGCTTTGATGTGGTGATCTACGATGAGGCGACGGCGCTGAAGTCTGCTGCGTCGCAGCGGTACAAGGTGTTCCAGCGATGGACCCGCGCGCAGGACATCTGGCTGTGGCTGCTGACCGGCACGCCCATCTCGCAGACCCCGGCGGACGCGTGGACGCTGGCCAAGCTGGTGGATTCCCCCACGGTGCCCAAGAGCTTCACCACGTTCAAGGACATGGTCATGCAAAAGGTCAGCCAGTTCCGCTGGATTCCCCGGGCGACGGCGTTGGAGGATTGCCGCAAGGTGCTGCAGCCCTCGATACGTTTCTCGCTGGATGAGTGCACGGACCTGCCGGCCACCAACTTCGTGGGGCGCAAGACCGAACTGACCCCGCAGCAGAGCAAGCTGTTCAAGGAGATGCAGGACAAGGCTGTGGCTGTGTTGTCGACCGGCTCAGTGACCGCAGCGAACGCGGCAGTGGTGCTGAGCAAGCTGCTGCAAATTTCTTGCGGCGTGGTCTATGCAGACGACGGTACGATTGCATTGGACGCCTCGGAGCGGTACAATACACTCACTGAATTACTTACAGAGATTGGCGACAAGGTGATCGTGTTCTGCCCCCTACGAGGCGTGCAGGACTGGCTGGAGAAAGCGCTCAAAGCGAGCGGGTTCGACGTAGCAAGCGTTCACGGCGGCGTAGGCAAGACGGAACGCAACCAGATATTCGATGACTTCCAGCACACGGACTCGATCAAGGTTTTGCTGGCGCACCCCAAGGTTGCGGCCCACGGCTTGACGCTGACACGTGCAAAGGACATCATATGGTTCGCACCGATTTATTCACTTGAGCAGTATGAGCAGGCCAACGCGCGGATTCGCCGACTGACCACCGAGGGCAAGACCACGGTGTGGCACATCTGGGCGACGGCGTTCGAAGCGGAGCTGTACCGCCGGCTCCGTGCGAAGCAGAACACGTTGGCGGAGTTTCTCAATCTGGTGCGCGGCATCAACGCAGACCAACTAGAACAGGCAAGGGGCATTTAATGAATTACGAAGAAGCCGCAGAGAAGTACATGGCCACGCGCCAAGCGATAGAGGCCGCCGACAAGGCACACAAGGCCTCTATCGCAGGGCTGAAAGAGAAGATGGCTGTGCTGGAGCACTGGATCACTGCGAAGGCGCAGGAGGACGGGCTCACCACAATCAAGACAGCCACAGGCACTGCCTACTGGGCTGTCCACAACACCGCAACGGTCGGCTCGCGTGACGCGCTGTTCGACTACTGCAAAGAGCATGGCACATGGGATTTGGTTGAGTCCCGCGTGTCTAAAACGGCGACCAAGGCTTTTATCGAAGCCCATGGAGCGCCACCCCCCGGTGTGAATTTCGCATCGGTTTCAGTCTTCAACTTTCGCAAAGCCAATCCAACGGAGTAACCCATGAGCACCACTACCACTATCACCGTCCCAGCGCACATTGCAGCGCGTATCGCCGCCCGCCAACAGTCCGGCGCCAAGTCCTCGATCACGGCTGCGGTCGTCGGCGAAGGCCTGAACATCCCCCGCATCAGCATCCGTGCTGGCCGCTACCGACTCGTGGAGGACGGCGTCGAGACCACCGTGGGTATCACACTGGACACCATCATCGTGGGCGCCAACCCCCGCGTGTCCAAGGTGTTCTACGGTCGTGACTACAACCCGGATGACACGGCGGGCCCTATGTGCTACTCCAACGACGGCATCAAGCCCGACGTGCTGGTGCAAGAGCCGGTGCACAAGAGCTGCGCGGACTGCCCCAACAACGTGCTGGGCTCCAAGATGCTGCCATCTGGCGCCAAGTCCAAGATGTGCGCCGACCAGCGCCACCTCGGCGTCGTCGCCGCCGCTGACCCGACCAAGGTGTACAGCATGACCGTGCCGGTGTCGGGCATGAAGGCGCTGCGCGAGTACTTCAAGGAGCTGGGCAACTACGGCGTGAACCCCGAAGAATCTGTTACAGAGATGGGCTTCGACGATACAGCCAGTTACCCCAAGATTACATTCAAACTGAAGTCGTATGTGGGCGAAAAGATGATCGAGCGCGTCGCCAAGCTCGTGGACAGCGACGAGACCAAAGTCGCCACCCGACAAATTCCGCCCATGGACCGCGCGCCATCGCTGGCTGCGCCGGCCCCGGCTACGACTGCTAAGTTGGCGCCCACTCCGCCCCCAGCGCCCCCAGCCGTTGACGACGCATACGAGGAGGAAGCCCCTGCCCCTGCCGTAGCAGCGCCGACGGCCAAGACCAAGCCCACTGCGGCACCGGTCCGCGCATCGGATGAACTCTCCGCCAAGCTCGACACGCTGTTCGACGCGTAATAGAATTTGGCTCGTTGGTACCCCGGCTCCGCCGGGGTTTTTTATCACAAGGGCTTACCGTTGGACACAAAAACATTCCTAAGCAGGGTAACTGCTAGGGTAGATGAGGTAGTTATATCTACCCATCGCCCGGACAAGGTCGGGGGTCGGGGGATATTCTGGAACAGGGGCTCATTTGCAGACTTAGACGACGCAGTCGCTGCAATCCAGAGTTGGGACGCAGAGCCCAACACCACGGTCTATTTCGGTGTCGGCGTTTTTGCCGGGCACCACACAGTAGACAAGGTCACAGGCAAGACAAAATACACACGGCAACAGGTACAGGCCACCGAGTTCAAAGCCTTGGCGCTGGACCTCGATGTGGGGGAGGACAAGCCCTACGCCGACCAACTAAGCGGGCTGGCCGCACTTACTGACGCAGTTGCAGCGCTGGGCTTGCCCAGTCCAATGCTCATCTCATCTGGCAAAGGCGTGCACGCGTACTGGCCGCTTGTGGTGCCGTTGAAGACAGCCCACTGGGTGCGCCTCTCGGTGGCGCTGCGCTTGGCGCTGGAGTCCCAGAGCGTGAAGGTGGACACGAGCAAGATTCACGACCCCTCGATGGTGTTGCGCCCCGTGGGCACGCACCACAAGAAGCAAGTGCCGTGGAAGCTGGTGGACTGCTTGGCCGACTGCCCTGACTATGACGTGCTGGACTTGATCCCAGTGCTCAAGCCATGGCTCAACAAGGCACCCGTTGCAGGCCACAAGCCCAGCAGCGGCGCGCCAGCGAAGCCGGTGTCCGCGATCATGGCCGCCGTGCTCGGTGGCAACGATGTCGTGCTGGAGGCGGTCGCCAAGTCCTGCGCCCAGCTGGGTGCGTTGGTGGCCAGTGGCGGCCTCTTGGACGCGGCGGGAACGCTGCCAGAGGAGCCGCTGTGGCGCGCATCGCTGGGCATGGCCAAGCACTGCACGGACCCCGTGCAGGCCGTCATATGGTTGGCAGGCAAGCACCCGGACTTCGATCTGGATGACAGCCTGAACAAGATGGCCGGGTGGCATGGCTCGGGGCCAACGACCTGCGCCAAGCTCGACCAGCTCTGTCCCGGCGTCTGCGGCGCGTGCCCGCACAACGGCAAGATCAAAAGTCCTGCGCAGTTGTCGTTCACAACCGTGTCCGTGGTGCAGGCTGAGCCGGACGCGGATGGCACGCAGGCGGAGGCGGTCGAGATTCCGATGCCCAAGGGCTATGTGCTGCGCCCGGGCGGCATTTACAAGGAGGTGGTCACCGAGACCATGGTGGCGGACGCGAACGGCGTGGAGACGGCTGTAGAGCACACGGAGTTCGACTTCGTCAGCCCGTATGAGATGCACATCACGGGGGTCTACCACGACCCCGAGTCGAATGAGTCGGCTTTCCGCCTGCTCGTGCTGTACCCGCATCTGGGGTGGCGTGAGGAGGACCACAAGATAACGGTGCTCGCATCGTTGGGCAAAGAGTTCGCAAGCTTCCTGCTGAATCGACAGATTTTCGTGAAGCATGCGGGTCAACAAGAACGTATTCTAGGGTTCCTAATGGATTACTTATCACAAGTGCAGCAGGCCACGCCCACTGGCACCGACTATGTCGCGTTCGGCTGGCAGATCGACGGCTCGTTTCTCTGCGGGGAGCGTGTCATTGGCTCGCCCACCGGGGCCACGGAGCGCCGCCTGAAGGGCCCCGCGCAGATGTACGCCACCATGGTCGGCACGGCAGGGTCCCGCGACGGCTGGATCGCCGGCATGGACATGCTGAACAACAAGGGCACCGAGACGATTCGCGCAGCGGTGCTGATCGGCATGTCGGGCGTGTTGGGCAAGTTCGCTGGCAACTCCACCATGGTGCTGTCGGTCTACTCGACAAAGACCACCACCGGCAAGAGCTTGGCCATGATCGCGGCCAACAGCCTGATCGGACACCCCAAGAAGTTGTTCATGAACAAGAACGACACCGCAAACGCGCTGTTCAAGGTGCGCGGGGTGCTCAACCAGTTGCCCTGTACCATCGACGAGCTGACCACGGCGGACGATGAAGACATCGTGGCGCTGGTGTACGACTTGAGTCAGGGGCGTGAGAAGCTGTCGATGACGCGTGACCGGGAACTTCGCACGCCAGTGACGTGGGAAGGCCCCACGCTCATCACGACCAACATCTCGCTGCACCAGAAGTTCGAGTCCGTGCAGTCACAGAACGACCCGCTCAAGGCGCGCACAATGGAGCTGAATCACAGCGACAGGTCGTTCGTGGAGACCGACGAGACCGGTGCCAGCCACGGCTACAGGTTCTTCGACGCGATGGAAGCCAACCACGGCTGGGCCATGCCTGAGCTGGTGGAGTCGGTCATTGCTGCTGGGGGTCCTGCTGACGTGTGGCGCAAGGGGGAAGCAGCGTTCACCCGCAAGTTCGGGTTCATGTTCGAACCACAGGAGCGCTTCTACCGCACGTCCATCGTGGCCGGCTGGATCATGGGCACCATCGGCAAGAGCGTCGGCCTGATCCCGTTCGACGTGGATGCCACGGTCAAATATCTTCTTGAGCACGTGATGTCGTTCCGCAAGGAGCAAGCCGACAGCAGGCAGGATGTGTTCGACGTGGTTGGCCAGTACCTGCAGGAGAACAACGACAAGCTGATCGAGGTCACCGAGGAGTACGGCTCTGGCAAAGAAAACGTGCGCCACCCGGCGCCCGACGTGGCTGTGGCCCGGGTCAAGGTGGTCTACGACAAGGCGAATCTGGTCATGCCGGGCAGCCACATCGCCATCAACTCGGTGCTGTTCAAGAAGTGGCTGGGGCGCTCCAAGGACGGTGTCGACCGCGTGATCCACGAACTGCGCGACGAGGCAGCACTGATAAGCGCCCGGGAACGTGTGACGATGTTCAAGGGCGTGAAGGACCGCAACCCGGGTCAGGCCCACTGCATTCTCATCAACGCAGCACATCCACGGTTTATCCAAGCGCTGAGTGGGACCAGCGCACGGATACAGAGCCCGGTAGCTCTAGCGGTGTTGACTGGCGGCGCAGCATGAGCACACCACGGCGGCACAAGATGCCCGCCATGGCCATGGAGTTTCGCCGGGCTGACCCGGCGGAGCTTGCAGATTATGATGGCAGGAAGGTCTGCACCATGAACTGTGGCCCTGCTGCTGGCGACCCACGAACTGCCAAGGAGCGGCAGTTTCTCTGTGATGACTGCTGGACGCCGCCAGTATCAGCGCTTCATGCTCCCGTCGCTGTTGCGGGGGAATGAGCGGTTCTGACTCGCGGGGATGACACGGGTGTTCTTCGGGCTGTTGCTGCCACCTTTGGACAGTGGCTGCTTGTGGTCCACATCCTTGCCATCCCCCTTTCGCACGAGCCCCTTCTTCTCAGCCGCAGACCGCGCGGCGTTGCGCTCGCCGCGCTTCTTGATCTGATCCGGCTTGCCTTGGTAGTTGGCGTACTCAGATTTGTAGTCACGTGCGGCTGGCATCATTCTTCTCCTTGGACTTTTTTGATGGCTGATTCCATGCGGGTTCGCAGGTCGGCCATGGTTTCATCGAGGGCTTCCCGGTCTGGGTAGCCCCTGTTTTGCTCTTGCATCTGCGCCTTGCGCATGGCTGACTTGAATGCGCGCTTGATGTCCCGCACGTCACGGCGCTGCCAGAACGCAGAGGTCTCCTCGTTGAACTGGTACAGCCCCATGCCGCCCAGTGTGCGCGCGAGGTACAGTGAGTCCGTCTCCCGGCCCATGGAGTCCTTGTCGCCGGCGATGTCGCCCTTGACCTTGCCTATGAACTTGGTGCCGGCAACCGTGGGCACCATGGAGTTGTAGAAGTACGCAGCCCTGTCCAGCTTCGCACGTGTGGGGGTTGCGTCCAGCGTGGACAGGTGCTTGCCGGTGAACGGGTCGTACCCAGCGAACGCGTACATCACGGAGGTGAACGGGCCGTTCGGGCTCAGGAACCCCGGCATCCACTCGATGCTCTGCGCACCCTGCGCACCTTGGAACAGCGACAGGATGGGGATGTACTTGCCCATGTTGAAGAACACGGGGTTCTCGTCGTCGCCCATGAACGGGATGCGAACATACTGGTAGGGGCCAAGACCACCCAGCGACTTCTCCCGGATGTGCTTGGGCGCGCGCTTGCGGACATCCTCGTCGTCGCCCTCCATGAGCCCTTGCATGACCGCGATGGCAGCGAGCATGTTCACCATGGCCCACGGGCGTTCCACAGCGATGCGGCCCAGCACAGGCATGACCGCGTAGGACCACGAGATGAAGGGCAGCACCGACTGGCGCGCGGCGCGCACCGCCGGCGAGTCGATGTCGTAGTCGAGGAACATGCGGCGGGCTTCCACACCCGCTTCAGCAGCCTGCTCGGATGACAGTACCGAGGTGCCGTCGCGGCGCTGGATGTCCCCAGAGACCTGCAGGAACGCGGCCAGCCGGAACGCGTTGTCCTCTGCGGCGTAGGCACCGGTGAACCCGCTGTCGGCCTTCTTCAGCGCCGCCGCCGCCTTCTCATACACAGCGAAGGCTTTCATCCGGGTAAAAATAGAGCGGTCGGCGTCAGGGTCGATGCTTGCAGCCAGCTTCTGGTACAGCTGCTGTTTCACTTCTGTGGCCGTGTACTGGCCAAGCACAGCACCCGAAGAGTAGAACGCCTGCATCAGCTTCTTGTCAGCGGCGCTCAGCTTGCCCGGGGACAGCTCGAATTTGTACAGCATCGCAGCGGCCTTGCCCACGGTGCGCATCTCCACACCCAGCATGGTCGCCAGCGCGACGTTGGACAGGATGTTCGTGCCGTGTGTGCCGGGGTTGTAGACCGTCTTGGACTTCTTGAAGAACCGCATGGCGCCGTTGACCGCCTGAATGCTGGTGAGCGGCTTGCGGTCGTGCATGTCGATGATCGAGTTCCACAGCGGGCCCGGGATGATCTGGCCGGCAAGTTCCCCATAGGTGTTGGCGCCTGTGCCATCCGTCTTGGGCAAGCGTACCCACGTTCCGGTGCGGCGGGTCTTCCAGCGGATCGGGTTGGCCGCAGCCTCATCGGAGCCAGCGTCCAGCACGTTCTCCTCCTTGATTTCGCGCCACGCCTTGTTGTCCTTGTTGGCGTCGTTCAGCGCCTGCACATTGTCGAACGCAAGGCCCGACTTGGATATGGCCGACAGAAACGTGCGCGAGCCGTAGTTGTGCGAGAGCGCTGCCGTGGTGTTCAGCAGTGCGGTCGTCAGGTCTTGGTCGTTGAGCAGGTAGGCGCCCTTGCTGTCCTTGGCCAGCGGGTTCGCCATGGCGCTGCTGTGCACGAAGGAGTGCGCGCCATCCTCGGACTTACCGAGTTTCCACAACCCCTCGTTGGCGTTGACCGAGTACCCGCTGGGGGTCACGCCGGTCTTGTCGAAGGTCTCGGCATCGACGAAGCCCATGTGCGTGACCTCGCTGCTACCGGGTTGCTTCTCATACAGTGCGTACAGCGTGCGGTCTTTAGTCACAACGCCATCAGCGTCTTGGTGTAGAAACTGCTTGAAGTCGTCAAGGCTGGCGGTGTGGAACTTCTTCGTGCCCAGTGTCTTGGCCAGCTTGTTGGCACCGAACGTGGTCGTTGCCGTCTGCGCCACGCTGTTGGGGTTCAGCAGGTACTGGGAGAATTTCAGGCCACGGAACGCGCGTTCTTCTATGCTGCCGGGGGTCAGCGCGGCGATGTGCTTTTTGAACTCGGCCCGCACCAGTTCGGCCATGAGCTGCATCTTAAGGGCGTCCGGCACACCGTCCAGTGCCGTGCTGTCGCCGTCCATGTAGGCAAAGAACGGCTTGCGCAGCTTGGGGTGGGCTGCGAGCGTGTCGGTGATTACCTCCATCTGCAGCACAGGGGTGTGTGCGTCGCGCTTGAACCTTGCGATGGCCGCCTGCACCAGCGGGCTGTTGTTGAACCGGGCGCCGAGCGTGTGGGCCATGCGCTCAAACGCAGGGGAGTTCTCGCGCAGGTACTCCGTCCACTTGGTCGCCACCTCTATGCCCTTGGCCGTCATCTTGCCGTCTTTGCCCAGCCCGATGGCTTCCATGCCCCAGCGGGTGATGTTCAGCTTGCTCGGAGCAGACTCTGCGAACGCGCGCGCGTCAGCGTCAGCGACGGCCTGCGTGGGTTGAGCCGGGGGCACCGGGCTGTTGGTGGGGCGCTGCCACAGCGGATCGTCATCGACGA